CCACCAAAAACCGTGGTCAAAACCCTTAACGTTCAGCAGCCAGCCGGTGAGCGAGCCGAGAATAATAGTATACGCGACTCGTGCGAAAGCTACGATGGCGATAGCTACATTATCGTTGTTATTTTGTTGTTCCATGAGTTTCTCCTCTCTTTTGTTTATGTTTCTATTCTAACGCAAGCATTAGCTAAAGTCAACACTTTTGGGTAACTTTATTTATCTCGCAGTTTCCACCGCCTAATATACCGTCCATTCATCTCAAGACGTGTACTACGCCCCCATCCTACACACTCAAAATCTAGCGTGCGGAACACCCCTCCGATAGTGTTGTGGTGTAGAAATTTCGGTAAAGGCTTCTGCTTGAGAACATCCTCGATAGTAATAAATCTCTGA